CTTGTGGTTAGATAAACTAATGAGATCTATCTTTAGTTACACATAGGGGATAAGGGACTCTACAAGAAAGGACAATCCTATATCAGAGTTATTCATACCAACAGCACGTGCCCATCTCCGTTGCGGGATGTACACCTGTGAAGGGTCTAACTGTGTTAATGATTGTTCCCAAAACCAGTAGTTTATTTGAGCAAAAGCTCCGTTACAAAGACCAGACATAACGGTTTGTCCTAAAATCCGTTGCCGAGATCGCATTTCATTTCCGACGTAACGTTCGGGGAAGAGAGCAGTTTTAAGCAACTCTTCAAATGAGCGGAAAATGCCACCGCCATACTTTGAGTAACCAAGGAAAGTCAGGTCAATTCCTTTATTACTAAACATTACTTTAGGAAGATTAACTTCTGCCTGTACTTTCAATAATCGTCTGACTAGTTGTGGAACATCAAATGTTCCATCTACACTAACCATAAAATCATCTCCTACAGCGAAGACTTTCCCAATAATGTCTTCTTCACTCACTTTCATACTTAATAAAGTGTAAACCAATTTCCAAATAGTAATTAGTGTACCAAGAAGTTGAGTGAAGGGGTCACCAGAAGGGATACCTCCATATTTCTTGTAAAGATACCCTGATGGTAAAAGGACAGGTGTTCTGATTGCGTAATAAGCAAGGAAGTCTAAAACATTGTCATTGCGTTTGCATTGTGAAGGAGTTATTCCCATCACAAACCATGACCGCATTAAACTAAATGCCCAATTCATATAATCAGGACCAACTGTCGTGTCCAGTTTGGATATATCAGTGACTAATCCAAACTTCCCATTATGTAGCATATGGTCTATCAGCATTGGTAAAGCTTTAGTCATGTTACGACCAGTACAGTAAGGAATTTTCCCAAATACATGAGAAATCCTTTCCATAATTGGAGCAACATATCGTAAGCCTAAAACTTTAAGTTCAGCTGGATAGGCCCATACACCTCTAGCCTTAATCTTGCTATCTATATCTTCCTTTTTTATAAGACCTGGACGCAGTCCTATCATACAAGGAGGGCTTTCTACTTTATGGGGCGGTAGAAACTTCGCAAAATGATTAAGTCGTTTCGCCTTGTCATATATGTGTCCTAAGCAATCACCTTGCGTAGTATACTCTCTTCTAAGGGGTAAGCCTGGTGAAGAGGTAAAGTCTAACAATGGTAAAATCTTTTCTACCCAATTGTCATATTTCAGATCAATAGGCTCAATTTTTCCCATTGGTTTAAACAACTTTTCAACTAGCAAATCTGTTCGCTTAGCCAGATTACCTGTTGGTTTACGCCTCCAGGTTCTGTCATATAGAGCGAAATGTTTTAGTACTCTATCGGGAGTACACGGATCACGCTGATATACCGATTCCAACGCGTTAACTAAACCAGGTGATTTCTCTTTCAATATATCACGTACCCAAGGATCAAACTTAGGAATGACAAAATTAAAATTATAACCATCCATTTTTCCTAAACATCTCATTGATGATTTAGGTTGATATTCGTAATCGCGTGTTTCATCAGGAACAGCTTTCCTGTCGAGGGGCGTAACCGATGTCGGGGGTGCCTCGAACCGATCTGGGCTTCGTGGACCAGATATTCCACCTTCGTTCTCTAATCTTTGAAGATAGGGAACGGCTCCACTAGGATAAAGTGACGCCAACTTTATCCGACGCTCTAACTCAAATGCCCGTTCATAGACACTTGAAGGAAGTGGTTCCATTTGTGGCCTGTTGGAATCAGACACTGTGGCGCTATCCACAATTTCACTTTTGGCAAATGGGCCGGATTTCAT